CTGTCTCCTAGTAGCATTAATACGTACATTAATGATACACCTATGTGGGTGGCTAGATATTTGTTTGGTGTTAAATCGCCAAGTGGTGCGAGTGCTGTTAGGGGTATTGCTACGGAGTTTGCATTAGCAAACAAGTATGAGAAGAAAGCACAAGCCTTGGACTTCAATCTTTTAGATGTAAAATTTATGTCTCTGTGTGCTGAATCAGGTGTTGATTTAGGAGATGTGAAGACAGCTAGAGAGAAGAAGTTATTAGAAGGTTTTGGTACTGTCATCGATGAGAACTTTAACTATGATAATCTTGAGTCATACCAAGAGAAAGTTGAAGTTCAAATTGATGACATGCCTATTCCCATCATGGGGTATATAGACTTCAGATTTTCTGACAAGATAGTAGACTTGAAGACAACCACAAGGATGCCTAGCAAACCTACTGAAGCACAGAAAAGACAGATGGCTTTTTACTCTATGGCATATCCTAAGAATAGTGTAGACTTATTCTTTGCTTCTCCAAAAGAGTGCAAGAAGTTTACCCTTAAAAACTTATCTGCATACAAGAAGCAACTTGTTAAAGTAGCTTTGGGCATACAAAAGTTTTTGTCTATCAGCGATGATAAGCATGAGATAGCTTCTTTAGTTTATCCTAACTTAGATTCATGGATGTGGTCAGGCATAAAAGAAGAAGCAAATAAAATATGGAGTGTAAAACAATGACGCAGAAAATAGAAGACCTGCAAAAGGACATTGCAAATATGGAGAAGGAGTTAGCAGAAGCGAAGAAGACCCTTCGTGAAATGCGAACCAAAGGGTTGAGAGAAGCTATGGAAGCCAAGAAGATGGCTGACGAAGCTGTAAAAGAAGAGATGAAGGCTCTTGGTTACTCGCATGACTCATATGAGTTCAATCCCTTTACAGGGTGGAGAAGACTACTCTAGTGTCTCCACATAAGATAAGGCGAGAAGCAATAAAGTATGGGTATAGGAGTGGGTTAGAGTTTAAGATTTCTACTGCCCTTGATACAATAAATTATAATTACGATTATGAAAGTATCAAGATAGAGTGGGAAGACTTAGCTTATCGCACCTATACCCCTGACTTTATACTTAAAAATGGTATAATTATAGAAACAAAGGGAAGATTTTTAACAACGGATAGAAGAAAACACTTGTGCATTAAGAAGCAACACCCTAAACTAGATATTAGATTTGTATTTACAAACAGTCGAAGTAAGCTAAGTAAAGGTGCGAAATCTACATACGCAGAGTGGTGTATCAAGCATGGATTCAGATACTATGATAGGATAATCCCTGAAGATTGGTTGAAAGAGAAGGGTAAAAACAAACACCCTAAGTTCATACGATTTTCAACAAAAAAGATAAGGAGATAAATATGGATACACAAAATATAGAACCTACTGATTTTATTATATTAGTTAGACCCCATCTTGATAAGAAAAATAAATGGACAGGAGAAGTCACTCTTAAAATGGTGGTTGATAAAGCTAATAAACTTGACGATGATGACTTCTATTCTATGATTTCTTTTACCAAACAAGTATGTGCTTCTGTTCCTTTAATGGAAGAAAATAAAATATTTAGAGATGAAACTGAAAGATTAGCTGATAAATATTTATCACATGATGATATGATAGAGGGCATAGATAGGTTGACTAAAACTAGAGAACGTGTTAATAATATAATACATGTTGACTTTAAACCAGAGGCATAACAGATGCTAAGACACATGGAATATATGAAAAAGAAATTTAAAGAAGCAGAAGAAAAAGCAAAGGAGAAACAGGTGAAATATTTATCAGGAAAAAAAGAAGATATGGTCAATCATCCCCCTCACTATAATAAGGCAGGTATAGAAACAATAGAAGCTATTAAAGCTATGACAGAGAATGGGTTTGAGTATTACCTGCAAGGAAATATTATGAAGTACCTATGGAGATACAGGTACAAGAATGGTGCAGAGGATTTAAAGAAAGCACAATGGTATCTCGCAGAGTTAGTTAGTGTGGTTGAAAGCAATGAGAGTTAAAATCATGATGACACTGCACATAGATGCAGAAGAATACGCAGTACCTGCTGATGGCAGGGTAGATGAAGAGATGGAAGACTACATCAATGAGACTTTTCACGAGATAGAAGGAGTGAAAGTTAAAAGTATAAAAATAGTAACAGAGGAGACTTAAATGAAAAACTATTTACCAACCGATTATCAGAATTTTATTGCTCTTTCTAGATATGCAAGATGGAAAGAGGATGAGCAACGCAGAGAGACTTGGGTCGAAACTGTGGATAGATATTTTGATTACATGAGTAATCATTTGAAGACTAAGCATAATTATATAGTAACGAAAGCATTAAAAGAAAAGATAAGTGAATCTATAATGTCTCTCGGTATTATGCCTAGCATGAGAGCCTTGATGACTGCAGGTGTAGCTTTAGATAGATGTCACGTAGCAGGATATAACTGTAGCTACATACCTGTTGATAGTCCACGTAGCTTTGATGAATGCATGTATATACTTATGTGTGGCACAGGTGTAGGTTTCTCTGTTGAAAGAGAGAATGTAGACAAACTACCTATTGTTAATGAGCACTTTGAAAAATCATCTACTATAATAAAGGTTGGAGATAGCAGACCCGGATGGTCTAAATCGTTACGTGAGTTGATTGCTATGTTGTATGCAGGACAGATACCTACATGGGATGTGTCAGAGGTACGACCTGCAGGTGCTAGATTAAAAACCTTTGGTGGTAGAGCATCAGGACCTGCTCCATTAGTTGACTTGTTTAACTTCTGTATACAAAAGTTTGAGGGTGCTAAAGGTAGAAGACTATATCCTATTGAATGTCATGATTTAATGTGCAAGATAGGAGAGGTTGTAGTTGTTGGTGGTGTCAGACGTTCTGCTCTTATATCCTTGTCTAACTTAGGTGATGACCAAATGAGACATGCTAAAGCAGGTCAATGGTGGGAGAATGAAGGACAGAGAGCATTGGCTAATAACTCTGTAGCATTCAAAGGTAAGCCTGAGATGGGTACATTCATGCGAGAGTGGACATCACTATATGAATCTAAGTCAGGAGAACGTGGTATCTTTAATCGTAAGGCAGCCAAAGTAAAAGCATCTGAGAATGGTAGAAGAGATAGTAATCATTACTTCGGTTGTAATCCATGTAGTGAGATTATCCTTAGACCTTATCAATTCTGTAACCTCACAGAGGTTGTTGCACGTGAAACAGATGACCTAGTATCTTTGAAAAATAAAGTACGTATGGCTACTATCTTAGGTACATTTCAGTCGACATTAACTAACTTTAAATACTTACGTAAAATATGGAAGGATAATACAGAAGAAGAGAGATTGTTAGGGGTATCCTTAACAGGCATACTAGACTGCCCTATATGGACAGAAGAAATACTACAAATACTAAAAGACGTAGCAGTAGAAACTAATAAGAAGATTGCTAAAGAGTTAGGCATACCTCAATCCACTGCTATAACATGTGTCAAACCTAGTGGTACAGTATCGCAACTAGTTGACAGTGCATCAGGTATACATGCAAGGCATAATCCCTATTACATAAGAACTGTACGTGGAGATAACAAAGACCCTATCACGCAGTTTATGAAAGAGAGTGGTATACCGAGTGAACCTGATGTTATGAAGCCTGATAGCACAACTGTCTTTAGCTTTCCTATGAAGTCACCTTCAGGTGCTATTACTAGGACAGAGATGACAGCTATTGAACAGCTAGAGTATTGGCTTATGTTTCAAAGACATTGGTGTGAACACAAACCATCTGTCACTATATCTGTTAAAGAAGAGGAGTGGATGGAAGTAGGAGCATGGGTGTATAAGAACTTTGATGAAGTATCAGGCATATCCTTCTTGCCTTTTAGTGACCATACATATGCTCAAGCACCTTATCAAGACATAGATGAAGCAAAATACTATGCACTATCGCATGAAATGCCTGACTCTATTGATTGGTCTAAGTTAGCAGACTTTGAGAAAGAAGATACTACAAGTGGCAGTAAAGAACTAGCATGTACTGCTGATGCATGTGAAATGGTTGACATACAGGCTAGTTAATGATAGAAGGTACAGAAGAAATATTATGGTGGCAGTGGTGGTTACTCATTGCTATCACCATAAATACGACAATAAACTTAATCGTTTTCTTCAAGGGTAGGAAGCTACACATAAGGGAACTATTACATCTTAAACCCAAAGCGAAAGGAGTTGCCAATGGAAAACCTAGCACCAAATAAAGAAGACAGAAAAAAGTTTGACATAGACCTAGAATATGGTAAAGTAAGAGAACAATTTGTAGCAGACATGTTACAAGATAAAAAGATAGAAGTAAAAAGTGAGAGAGACATGTGGCAAAGGACAGGTAATATAGCTATAGAGTATCAATCGTATGGTAAGCCTAGTGGCATCAATGCAACAGAAGCAGACTATTGGTTTCATAATCTATGTATAGGCAAGGATGTCTTTTGTACACTTGTATTTAGTGTAGAGAATCTCAAGAAGCTAATCGATGGATTAGACTACAAGAGAAGTGTATCAGGTGGAGACCATAATGCATCAAGAATGTACTTACTAAAACTTGATAAGTTATTTTCATCTGACGTTTTAAAAACATTTAAAGGAGAAAAGTAATGAGAGAAATGTTATTAGGAGCAGCCAAGTCTTATTATGTCGGACTAATGAACAGGCATATATCAAACGTAGAAATACTATTATCTAAAGCTGTAGGTATAGGAGAGCATCATGATATACAAGCATCCATAGATTCCGAGTTAGATAAAATAGCTATGGCTGATGATAAACTTAACGTAATAGTAAAATACTTTGAAAGGAGACAGGAGAATGTACAAGCAGAAGAAAAAAAGGAATCCAAGTCTAAGTAAGTATGATGCACCACTTCGCATTCAGTTTGAACGTGGTGTTAATGCTTTCAAGGGGAAGCAATATATACGTAATGTTGTTAAGAAGAGTGCTAAGATTATATGTACAGAGAGTCCATATAGTCCTAACACTATGCAACATAGGGAGTGGCAAAGAGGATATAACTTTGCCTACTTCAAACAGTTAGAGAAAGTAAAA